GGAGATATTGTAGATGGTTGGCGTCTTCAAAAGAAATGGTATTGGCCAAAGGAACATACTGATGTTATTAGGCAAATTATACGAATGTCTAATAAAGGTGTTAATGTATATTGGATCGCAGGTAATCATGATGAGTTCTTGCGAACATTTATGCACAAAGGATTAACATTCGGTAAAATTCGTATTAGCAATAAAGAAGTGTATGAAGATCTAAATGGTAAGAGATACCTTGTTGTTCATGGAGATATGTTTGACTATCTAATGAGATCACGCTTCGGTAAATTTGTAATGAATCTTGGTGGCATCGCATATGATATTGTTGCTGCGCTGAGTATTATGCAAAATAGAATCAGAGCATGGCTTGGTTTAGAGAATTGGTCATTAGTAAAATATCTGAAACATCAGGTCAAACATGCATCTAACTTTGTTGGACAATTCGAAGTTGAAATGTCTAAGTATGTTAAGCACAAAGGTTATGATGGAATCATATGTGGTCATATACATACACCTGCCATCAAAGAAATAGATGGTATGATTTATATGAATGATGGAGATTGGTGTGAAAATTGTTCTACTCTTGTGGAGACACAAGATGGGCAATGGAAAATCATATAAATACATCAAAGGAGTTCTTCATGGCTGATATCGAAACAAAAAAAGTACAGATCGACCTTGAAGTTGATACCAATGTAGTCAACTCAGGTTTGAACCCATACCAAAAATGGATCTTTATGGCTCGTGCAGTTGATGCATGGAGAATCTTCCCACGTCTTTTTCTGACGGTATACATCGTCCTTCTTTACCAAGTAGTTAATTGGTTCATGGCCTTACCTGCTCCTAATATGGAACAGTCAGGTTTGGTCTCAGTAGTAGTCGGCGCTGGTGCCGCATGGTTTGGTCTATACGCAGGTACAAGTAAGTCTTCGAAGTCGTTTAACGGAGACAAGTGATGACTGATCTAGATAGAGATGTAGAACGTCTCCAAGACGATGTTAAAGAATTGCAAAAACAAGCTGCTGCTGCTGATAGTGTGATTGAACGACTTGACTACACTCTCGATAAGATTACTGAATTGTCTTCACAAGTTCAGAATATGCTGGTTGTACATGAACATAGATTCGAAGACCAAGAAAAGCAGCATGAAACGCTTTCACGTCAAATGGATCAAAGAGCTGAATCTGCTGACAAGGAAATGAATATTCTCCATAAGCGTATATCGTCATTGGAAGAAAAACTAGATGGCCGGTTGCGTAAGATTGAAATCTGGCAGTGGCTGATCGTAGGCGGAGCATCTGTAGTAGGTTTCCTACTCTCTCGCTTCTTTGATGTTGACTTTTTAAAATAAACAACATATTATAAGTTATGTTTTGGATTGAGCAGAAGTATATCTCTCTTCTGTCATCGCGATTGAACCTCTTCAAGAAAGTTGAGAACAACTACAACTTTCGATGTCCTTATTGCGGCGACTCTCAGAAGAATAAGTTTAAGACACGTGGATATCTTATCCAACGTAAGACTGGTTATAGCTATTATTGCCATAACTGTAACACCACTGCTACGTTCAAACAGTTCGTCAAGTTCTTAGATCCACATCTATATACTGAGTTTGTCAAAGAGAACTTTCTTGAATCAAATACACAGCCTACTACTACAGTTAAGGAGACTGATTGGAAGACTGTTCCTAAGTTCCAGCCTAAGACAGCTCTATCTAAACTGAAAAAGATTAGTCAGCTTCCACCAGAACATCCTGCACGTAGCTATCTTGTCGATCGACAGATGCCTAATGTTACACATTCATATCTATACTATGCACCAAACTTCTCCAAATGGGTAAATGAATTACTCGGCCGTGAAAAGTTAGATCCCAAAAACAAGGAACCGAGATTGGTTATTCCATTCTTGGACGAAAATAAAAAATTATTTGGTCTGCAAGGACGCTCGTTTTCAGATAAGGGGATTAGATATATAACTATAATGCTTGATGAAGACAAACCTAAGTTGTTTGGTCTTGACCGCATTGATGAGCACCGCACTGTTTATGTCTTCGAGGGTCCTATCGACTCTATGTTCATCGACAATAGTGTTGCAATGGCAGGTTCTGCCGGACAGGTAGAATTTGATGATGCTGTGTTTGTTTACGACAATGAACCTCGTAACGAACAGATCATTGATCGTATGTACAAAGCTGTAGAGCAAGGACATAAGATTGCAATTTGGCCACAACAAATTGGCTGGAAAGATGTGAATGATATGGTTTTGGGGGGATTGTCCGTTGACCAGATTAAGTCGTTCATTGATAATAATACATTCGAAGGACTTCAAGCTACTATGGCTATAACTAATTGGAAAAAAGTATGACCGCAAAATTGATTTCGTATTCACAGAATGAAAATAAAGATACACTGCTCGACCAGATTGCTTATGCAGCTCGTGTCTCTAATCCTTCAAATCAGAACAACAAAGACACAGCTGAAAAGCTGGTGCGCTATTTGATTCGTGAGAACCATTGGTCTCCTCTTGAGATGGTTAGTGCATGTATCGAGATTGAAACAACCCGCGACATCGCTCGTCAGATTCTCCGCCACCGCTCATTCTCGTTTCAAGAGTTTAGTCAGCGTTATGCTGATCCAACCGATGATTTGGAGTTTGAGACCAGAGAAGCTCGTCTACAAGACCCTAAAAACAGACAGAATAGTATTGACATTCCAGACGATGAAGGTACGGTAGATAAGCATTTGTGGCTATCATCTCAAAACTCACTGATCACTCAAGCTAAGTCTGTATATAAGTGGGCTATTGAACAAGGTATTGCTAAAGAGCAAGCTCGTGCTATTCTACCAGAAGGTCTAACCAAGTCAAGGCTGTATATGAACGGAACACTACGCTCTTGGGTACACTATATAGATCTACGCTCTGGTAACGGTACGCAGAAAGAACATATGGAGATCGCACGTCAATGTGCTGATGCTCTAGAACCAGTATTTCCAATGATTAAGGAGTTCGTCCATGATGTCTGAGATTAATGTAGTAAAAAGAGATGGTAGTAAAGAGCCTCTTGACATCGATAAGTTTCATAAAGTTGTAGCATGGGCTTGTGAAGATATTAAAGGTGTTAGTGAGTCTGAGATTGAGTTGAAGTCTCATATTCAGTTCTACAATAATATCCAGTCATCGGATATCCAAGAAACACTTATTAAGGCTTCTGCTGATCTAATCAGTGAAGAAGCACCTAACTACCAGCACGTTGCTGGTCGATTGATTAACTACCATCTTCGTAAAGAAGTGTATGGCGGTTATGATGCTATTCCTAATGGTCTTTACACACATGTGAAGGAGACTATTGAAAAAGGTTATTACGATCCAGAACTTCTCAATCTGTTTACTGAAGAAGAATTCAACCAACTTGAGAAGATGATCGTACATTCACGTGATGATGATCTGACCTATGCTGCCATGGAACAATGGCGTGGCAAGTATCTTGTAAAGAATCGTGCGACCGGTCAGTTCTTCGAGACCCCTCAAGTCGCATATATATTGATTGCAGCTTCTCTATTCTCAGGTTATCCTAAAGAAGAGAGAATGCAATGGATTAAGGATTATTACGATGCTATCTCGCAATTTTATATCTCGCTACCAACACCAATTATGGCAGGAGTTAGAACGGGCCAGAGACAGTTTTCTTCGTGTGTTCTCATCGAGACAGACGACTCACTGGACTCCATCAATGCAACGAGTTCGGCAATTGTCAAGTATGTTTCACAAAAAGCTGGCATTGGTATTGGCGCTGGTTCTATTCGTGCTATCAATAGTGCTATCCGTAACGGTGACGCTACTCATACTGGTGTCATTCCTTTCTATAAATTGTTTCAAAGCAGTGTCAAGAGTTGTTCGCAAGGTGGTGTCAGGGGAGGTGCAGCTACGCTCTACTATCCAATCTGGCATCTTGAAGTTGAAGACCTTCTGGTCCTCAAGAACAACAAAGGCACAGAAGACAACAGAGTAAGGCATTTAGATTATGGCGTCCAATTCAACAAAGTCATGTACGAGAGACTTCTCTCTGGCGGAGATATTACTCTTTTTAGCCCTCACGATGTTCCAGAGCTTTATGAATCGTTTTTTACCGATGCCGATCGGTTTAGAGAACTATACGAAGCAGCAGAGAGAAAAACGTCTATCAGAAAGAAAACAGTAAAGGCTTCTGATCTATTTTCTGCATTTATGCAAGAGCGTAAGGATACAGGTCGGATCTATCTGATGAATGTTGACCATGCTAATGACCATGGTGCATTTGTAAAGGATGTAGCTCCTATCAAACAATCAAACCTTTGCTGTGAGATCAACCTTCCAACCAAACCATTGAAGCATGTATTCGATGAAGAAGGTGAAATCAGTCTTTGCACATTGTCTGCTATCAACTGGGGCCTGATCAAGAAGCCAGAAGACTTTGAGAAGCCATGTACACTTGCTGTTCGTGCTTTGGATGCTCTACTTGACTATCAAGAGTATCCTGTACTTGCTGCGGAGCGTTCAACAATGAATCGTCGTCCGCTCGGCGTTGGGATTATCAACTTTGCATATTGGCTTGCTAAGAATGATACCAACTATCAACAACCTAATCTTGATCTGATTGATGAGTATGCTGAGGCTTGGTCGTACTATCTGATCAAAGCATCTGTTGATCTTGCTGAAGAGAAAGGACCATGTCATCTTGCTCCTCAGACTCAATACTTCCATGGTCGTATGCCTAACGACACATACAAGAAAGATGTAGATGAGTTGGTCGACCATAAAGAACGTATGCCATGGGATGATCTGAGAGCACAAGCTAAACAATTTGGTATTCGTAACTCAACTCTGATGGCCCTCATGCCAGCTGAGACATCAGCACAGATTAGTAACTCTACAAATGGTATTGAGCCAGTACGCTCATACATTACAATCAAACAATCCAAAGATGGTATCCTTAAACAAGTTGTTCCTGAGTATCGTAAACTGAAAAATAAGTATGACTTGTTGTGGGACCAACAATCGCCAGAAGGCTATCTGAAAATCATGGCTGTACTTCAAAAGTATATTGACCAAGGTATCTCAGTCAACACATCATACAACCCACAGTTCTATGATGGTGAAAAGATTCCTATGTCTGAGATGTTGCAGCATATGGTTATGTTCTACAAGTATGGAGGTAAGCAGCTTTACTACTTTAACACATTCGATGGTGCTGGTGAGATGGAGGATGATACTCCTCTTGCAGCTGGCGAAGTTGATGACGAAGATTGCGATAGCTGTACAATCTAATGGCACTACAAAATTGGTTTGCAGTCTCAGCATATGTACATGAAACCTCAGGCGATGAGCTTGAGGCTGTACAGAACGAGATTAAAGATAAGTTAGTCGATATCCAGTGGCGTTCAGAACAGCATGTTTGGGACGACAACATCAACACTACCTTCAAGTATGAAGGCGAGAATGATATTCATTTGTTTGATCTAACACATACAAAGCAATTGATAACAAAGCATGTAGAAAAATATTGTTCATGGTTTAATAATTATCCTGTGGAACTACACTCGAGTTGGTTTAATTTTAGTCAGAAAGGTGACTTTCAATTTCAACACGATCATGTCACGGCTGTTGATGGTGATATAGTATCTCAAATCTCTGGTGTATATTATTATCAGACTAACGGAGAAGATGGGGATATTGTTTTCATAAATCCGTTCACAGAAGCAAGATATTTTGATTTTGGACGTGTTTCGAGCAATGCGGTTAACATATATAATCCTACCGTAGGAGGACTCTTGTTGTTCCCGTCATTCTTACAACACAAGGTCCGACCAAACAATACAGATTCAACACGAATTTCCCTAGCCTTCAACTTTACGAGAAAGTAATGCAATATTCTGTTTTCAATAAAAAGAAAAGTGATCCAACCCTTGCTAAAGTGTTCTTAGATGACGCTGTGAATGTTGCTCGCTATGATAAGCAAAAGTATCCACATTTTGAAAAGCTGACTGATAAACAGTTGGGCTTCTTCTGGAGACCAGAAGAGATTGATGCTTTGCGTGACTCAAAAGACTTTAAAGCACTATCTGACCACGAGCAACACATTTTCACCTCGAATCTAAAGAGACAGATTCTGTTAGATAGTGTCCAGGGGAGAAGCCCGAATGTTGCCTTCCTACCTATCATCTCTCTTCCAGAGATTGAAACGTGGATTGAAACTTGGTCATTCTTTGAAACTATTCACTCAAGGTCGTACACTCACATTATCAGAAACGTGTACGCTGATCCTAGCGCTGTGTTTGACGAGATGCTCGACATTCAACAGATTGTTAACTGCTCGGATCAAATCTCAAAATACTATGACGATCTCATTGAATATACTAGTTGGTATAACCTACTCGGTGAGGGCGTGCATAGAGTGGTTAGAGCCAATAGCACTACTGCTGAAGAAATCGACATTAACAAATATGAGCTCAAGCGTAAGATATGGAATTGTGTCATGTCAGTTAACATACTGGAAGGCGTTAGATTTTATGTCAGCTTTGCTTGTTCATGGGCGTTCGCTGAACTTAAAAAAATGGAAGGCAACGCGAAGATCATCAAGCTCATTGCACGCGACGAGAATCTTCATTTGGCTTCTACTCAGCACCTTCTTAAAGTTCTTATCAAAGATGATAGGGATTTCGCGAAGATAGCAAAGGAAGAGCATGACAACAATGTACAAATGTTTGTTGATGCTATCGAACAAGAGAAACGTTGGGCAGAATATCTGTTCAAAGATGGATCAATGATTGGTCTCAATGCAGAGCTACTTGGCAACTATATTGAGTGGATCGGTCATAAGCGTATGCTTTCTGTCCAACTTACTTCTCCGTACAAAGGTGGTTCTAATCCTCTACCATGGACTCAGAAATGGATTCAAGGCCAGGATGTACAAGTAGCACCACAGGAAACAGAAATCACTTCTTATGTCATTGGTGGCGTTAAGAAGGATGTAGATGACAACACATTCAAAGGTATGAGTCTTTGATGGGCGAGCACATTTGCGACAACTGTAATTTTGAATTTGATGTAGATATAATGAATGCAGAGTATCATCTGTATCAAATTCAATATTGTCCCAATTGTGGCTCTCCATTAGAGAGTGATGAAGAGTACGACTAAATAGTTGTATGACAGATTATGAAAATCCTTGGTTATATAATGGAGAAGTGTTTGACAGCGATCATATTGGTGATCACTATGGCTTCGTCTATCTTCTCGAAAACCCTTCTACAAATAAAAAATATATCGGTAAAAAGTTCTTCTGGGCTCGAACTACTCGTTCCGTCAAGGGCAAGAAAAAACGAGTTACGAAAGAGTCTGATTGGAAGAGCTATTATGGATCCAATGAGCTCCTCAAACAGGAACTTAATGAAGAAGCAAATCACCAAGCTGTTAAGCGGACAATTCTCCATCTATGCAGAACAAAAGGAGAATGTTCATACTTCGAGATCAAAGAACAATTAGCTGTTGACGCATTACTCAAAGAAGAGTATTATAATGCATTCGTAGGCTGCAAAATACATAGGAAACATTTGCCATGAAGATTGAATTTGGTGCTGGTGAGACTCCAGCATATCCTGATTATAAGAAATGTGATATTAGAGATGTTGAGGGTATTGACTTTGTATGCAATGCCTGGGAGATTGATCAGCATGTAGAAGCTGATACAGTCGAGCATGTATTTTCCAGACACTTTCTTGAACATCTAACTTATCGTCAAGCATTTGCATATGCTGATGCATGCTATAAGATTATCAAACCAGGTGGTGTGTTTGAGTTTGTCATTCCTAACTTTGTTTGGCATGTTCGTCAGTGGCTGACAGAAGATAATGTTATGGGATTCAATATTGATGATCCCTTCCAACGTGGTATCGATGGTCTATGGGGTAAGCAGCGTGGTGAGCTTGAAGATCTATGGGATGTCCATAAGTCTGGCTGGAAAGAGTGGCAAGCACATAAACTATGTACAGGTGCAGGATTCACTAAAGTTGAAACTGTAGAGAGTAAGATTAAGAATCTACATATCAAGGCTGTAAAATGAAGCTAGTGATTAAAGATGATGTACAGTCTGATGTACCAGATCACCTTGGTGGTCATTGTGGTGTCTCACATACTGATGAAGGAACACTTGACTTTTTAGTTGAGACGTATGATATTAAGAGCATGGTTGATATTGGCCAGGGTCCTGGTGCAATGGTTCAGCTTGCTAGAACAAAAGGATTAGAAGCATATGGAATTGATGGTGACCCGACCGTCGAAGCTGATGTTCGGCATGATTTTTCTACTGGGCCTTATAGCCTGGACAGCGGGGTGGATCTTGCTTGGAGTGTTGAGTTTCTCGAGCATGTTGATGAGGAGTATCTACCTAATTACATGGAAACCTTTAGTGGAGCTAAGTACGTATTTTGTACAGCAGCTAAGCCGGGAGAACCTGGGCACCACCATGTTAATTGTCAGCCTGCACATTACTGGATTGGTAAGTTTGCTGAGTATGGGTATGTTTTTGACTTACATGCTACAGCTCACATTCGGAATACAGCTACTACGATGAACTTAGACAGGCCTATCAAAAAGCAGTTTGTCAAACGCAATGGCCTATTTTTTATTAGAGAAGACCTTATTCAACTATGAAGATTTTGGTTATGGGTTTGCCAGGTGCCGGTAAGACTTGGCTATCAGAACGACTAGTAAAGCATATTGATAACTGCGCATGGTATAATGCAGATGTCATTCGAGGTGCAGCTAATGATTGGGACTTCACTGATGAAGGTCGCATGCGTCAAGCTCAACGGATGAAGACATTTGCTGACTTTGAGACAAAACATGGTCGTAATGTTATTTGTGACTTTGTTGCACCAGTCAAACAAGCACGCAAACACTTTGCTGCAGATGTAGTTGTATGGATTGATACGATTACAGAAGGGCGCTTTGAGGATACTAATAAGATGTTTGAGCAGCCAGAGAATGTTGACTTTCATGTGACAGAACATTTGTCTGACGGTGATATTGCTGCTCTTGCAAAGGAGATTGTAAATGCTGGATGAGTTTGATACAGTATTTGATTGGAAAAAACCAACAGTAGAGATGCTCGGCCGTTGGCAACCTTGGCATGCCGGTCATACAGAATTGTTCAAGCGTTGTCATTCAAAGACTGGCCAGGTTGCAATCATGGTTCGGGATGTGCAAGGTGCAAGCGGTGGTGATGGTCAAGACGATAATCCATTTGTATTTGAAGATGTCAAAAAGAATATCATTGAAGGACTTGATGC